ATGGCTGGATCCGGTTCAGGTGCAAACTTAACTGGTATTCTTAACAAGTCTGGAATCAACACTTTCGATTTCTCTAGTTTCTCTGGAAACCTTAAGAGAATTGGACAGTTTTACGAGGCTATCACAGAAATTCAAAAAGATAGTTTCTTACAACCTGACGCAATCATTATGCACCCTAGCGATTGGTATCAAGTTGTAACAGAAGTTAACGCAGTAACAACAAGTGGTTCATTAAATCCACTATTCGTTGGTGCAGGTCAATTTGGAAATGGCGTAGTACAATCCCTTTGGGGACTACCAGTCATTGCCGATACAACAAGACCGGCAGGAACTGCAGTTGTCGGTGTATTTGGTGGCGGACAAGCTATACACTTAGTCGCAAGACAAGGTATGGAAGTTTCAATGTCAGATTCACATGATGAAAACTTTGTTAAAGATATTATGGTTATGAAAGCAAAAGTAAGGGTAGGACTTCCTATCTATAGAGCAACCGCTTTCTGTTCTATAACAAACTTATAATTAAGTTATGATTTTATCGCACTCGTCTATTAATTCGGGTGCGATAGATCAAAGAGAGGAAAAAATGAAATTAGCAAAAGATGTTTACATAAATGACGCAGGTGAAGTAAAAGAATCTGCAAAAGGTCTTCCTACTGGTTGGGCTAAAGGTAAATTACTTGGTCGTAAAGGACAAGAAATTACTGACGCACAAGCTAAAGAGTGGGGTATAGGTAAAAAAGCTAAGGCACCTGCAGAGAATAAATCTAAGTAGGTTATAAATGGCTACTGCAGGTTACATCTCGGCTGCCGACCTAAAGAGCTATATTGGTTTAACAGGCAGTGGACAAGATACAAATATATCTAATTCAATAACGGCTGCCTCTAGGCAAATAGATAGAATATGCAATAGAAGATTCTGGCAAGATTCTTCTGTTCAAGTAAAAACGTTTACACCAGTTAGCAATATTTATTTAGAAGTTCCAGACATTTCTACTACAACTGGACTTATTGTAAAACTAGACACAACAGATGACGGAAGTTACGACAAGACTTTAACAATTAATACAGATTTTATAGTTATGCCTACTAATCCTACTTTACTTGGTACAGGTAGTGGCGAACATGAGCCATTTAACGAAATAAGAATTTTAAATACTAGATCAAGTGAAAGATTTGACCCTAGCATAATAAACAACGTGCAAGTAACTGCAAAATATGGGTTTGCAGTAGTACCAGAGGCAGTTGAACAAGCTACAAGAATACAAGCATTACGATTATTTAAAAGAAAGGACACACCTTTTAATGTCTTTGGTAATGACGAAACAGGCACAATAGAGTTGTTTAATAAGTTTGACCCAGACGCTTTAGCTTTACTAAAAGATTATCGAAGACAAAATTTGGTAGGTCAAATACTTTAATGGCTGAAACACGTTTTGAAATAAAGGGTGTAGATAAATTAAAAGACCGCTTAGATTTAGCTAACATGTCTGCAAAGCCAATTAGAAAACTTATGAGAGAACAAGGGCAGATAATTAGAAAAAGAGCCCAAAAAGAGGCACCAAAGTTTAGTGGTAGTTTAGCTAGGTCTATTCACGTACAGAGAATACAAAGCAGAGGACGTTTACCACAGTCAGTAAAAATATATTCATCAAGAAGTTATGCAAAGTACGTGCATGGTGATGAGAAGATTAGTGGTACATTAAAGCTAACAAAACCTTACACAAGAAGTGTGCCTCATTATCCACCAATAAAAAAATTAAAAAAATGGGCAGAGGCAAAAGGATTAAACCCTTATGCAGTTCAAAGATCGATTGGTAAAAAAGGTACGCCTTTAGTTCCTTTCTTCCTTATTGCAGAAAAAAAGACTAGAGTTAAGAGAAGTGCAGTTACAAGAAGAACTGCAAAAGAGATAGAGAGAGAATATAAAAAAGGTAGGATAAGTGGCTAGTTTAACTTCGATTCGCAATGGTATAGGAACTAACTTAGGTAATATATCTACGTTAACTGTATTTAATTTTGTACCAGACTTTATTGAGCCACCAACTGCAGTTGTTGGAGTTGTAGAAACAATAGAGTATGATACAACTATACAGAGAGGTGCTGACAAGTACGAGATACCAATATTTGTTTATGTATCAAGAGTTGACGCACAAGATAGCCAAGAAACACTAGACGGATATTTAGCGAGTACTGGTGCAAGTTCTGTAAAAGCACAAATAGAATCAGACGTAACTTTAGATGGCTCTGCAAATTCTTGTAGAGTAGTGGAGGCAAAAGAGGTTGGCGTGTATACTGTTAACAGTATAGATTACTTAGGTGCAGAATTTATAGTAGAGGTAATAGCATAATGTTTGAAGTAAAAATAGGATTCGATCATAAAGATAAAAGGTATGAAATAGGCGACCTTATACAAAAAGACGGCTTTTCTAATAAAACTTGGAAAGAACTTAAAGATATGGGAGTTATTGCAAAAGCTGATTTAAACGAAAATTTAAAACGTGCTAGAAATGATAAAGGTCATTACATTGCTGATGACCCAAACACACCTGAAAATGAGGCATGGTACGAAGAAAAGGAAGAAGAATAATGGGTTACGGAAGAAGTTACGGCTCTGGTAGCGGGTCAAGAAGACGAAGACGAAGAAGAAATACAAGAGGTAAAAAATAATGGACTGTTGTGGTAACGGTTGTTGTGGAGGTAGATAATGGCTTTTGTGCATGGTAAAGATTCAGTAATATTCTTAAATGCAAGTAATATTAGTGAGTATCTTAACAACGTAGATTTTACAAGAACTGCTGATATTGCCGAAACAACCGCTTTTGGTAATGATAATAAAAATTATATTGCAGGGGATAAAGACGGTACAGTTAGCTTAACTGGTATGTTTGACGCTACTGCTGACGGTATAATACAACCATTACTTGGGTCATCTTCTAATACAAGTATTTGTATCGGTGCTGACGGTATAACTGACGGCAAAAGTATTTTTTTTGGTATTGGACCAGTAACTGCTTATGGACAATCTAGTCCAGTTGGCGATGTAGTAGCTACATCAATAGACTTACAATCTAACGCAGGCCTATTTAATGGTTTAGTTTTAGATAATGCGACAATAACTACAACAGGTAACTCAACTGCTACAGATAATTCATCATCTACTGCAAATGGTGGTGGTGCAATAGCTATAGTATCTTCAGTATCTGGTACTTCTACACCAACTGCGACAATAAAGATTCAACATAGTTCAGACGATTCAACTTATGTTGATTTAGTAACTTTTACAAATTTCACGGCTGCAGGCTCACAAGTAAGCGAGGTTGCAAGTGGAACAACAATAAATAGATACCTAAGAGTTAACTATACAATTAGTGGAACTAACCCTAGTTTCGCATGTATTGTTGGCTTTGGAAGAATAGGATAGGAGAACAAATATGGCATTTGTACATGGTAAAGATAGTGTATTTAAACTAGATAACTCTGGTGGATCACTTACCGATATATCAACTTATGTAAATACTGTTGACTTTCCTGAAACAGCGGACGTTGCGGAAACAACCACGCTAGGTGCAGATAACAAAACATATATTGCAGGTCTTAAGGACGCAACCATTTCTCTTGGTGGAGTATGGGACGCAACTGCAGACGCAATATTTGGCGCAGTAGTCGGACAGGCTGCAACCTTATCTTTTGAATATAGCCCAGAGGGAACAGGCTCTGGTAAAATCAAATATACAGGCGAGTGCATTATGACTAACTATGCTATCTCTTCACCAGTAGGCGATGTTGTGGCATTTTCAAGCGACCTACAAGTTTCAGGCGCAGTAACTCGTGGAACACATTAAGAGTTAACATGAGTGATAAAAAACGACTTACGCTAGAAGATTTGGCTAGTTTACCAACAGTACCTACAGAAGAAGTCTATATAGACGAGTGGGATAAAACTATATTGGTACAAGGCATTTCAAAAGCAACACAAATAAAATTAGGTCGGCTCGTCAACGCAGAAGACACAGACGCTTTCGATTATCAAAGAGAGTTGTTAAAAGTTTCAGTTGTTGAGCCAAAGTTAGATGATGACGCAATAAATATGCTCTATGAAAAAGACTCAACAATAGTAGATAAAATATTTCTTGCTTTAAATAATCTAAATGGTATTGGAGGTACAGGCGACCTAGCCGACCAATTTTGAAAACGATTCTGAATTAGCTTTTGATTTCAAACTAGCCCGCGATCTAGGTTTTACTGTTGGTGAGCTACGGCAAAAAATGTCGGTGCTAGAATATCAACAATGGATAGGTTTTTACCTATACGAGAAAAAACGTAGAGATTACCAAATAGCAATGCAAGAGGCAGAGATGAATAAACAAAGGTCTAAAAGATAATGGCAGTAGCAGATATTTTTATTCGTATTGTTACTAAGGGTGCAGAATTAGCCAATAAACAGATGTCTAATCTTGGTGGTACTACCAAGAAACTTGCAGGAATAGTTAAAGGTGCAGGTTTAGCCTTTGCAGGTGGTTTAGCAGTTGGTATAACAAAAGCAACAAGAGAATTTATAGAGTTTGAAGACGCACTAAACCAATCATTAGCGATTATGAATACCACAATCGCACAACAAGAGAATATGGCTAGAGCAGCCAGAGAAGTTGCAGTAACAACAAGAGTATCAGCTACAGAATCTGCAGAATCGTTCTTTTTCTTAGCGTCTGCAGGTTTAGACGCAGAACAATCTATAGCTGCCTTACCTCAAGTGGCTAAGTTTGCACAGGCAGGTATGTTCGATATGTCATTAGCTACAGACTTAGCAACTGACGCCCAATCTGCATTAGGTCTTACTGTACAAGACGCACAACAAAACTTGGAAAATCTAACAAGAGTTACAGACGTTCTTGTAAAAGCTAACACATTAGCCAACGCAAGTGTTCAACAGTTTTCAGAGGCACTTACTACTAAGGCAGGTGCAGCCTTAAAAGTTGTTAACAAAGATATAGAAGAGGGTGTTGCAGTATTGGCCGCTTTTGCAGATCGAGGTGTTAAAGGTGCAGAGGCAGGCGACAAGTTAAACCAAGTACTTAGAGATATTCCAAGAGCAACTGCAAAGAATAGTGAAGAATTTGCAAAACTAGGTCTTAATATGTTTGACACCGAGGGCAACATGAAGAACGTTGCTGACATTATAGAAGAACTAGATAGAGTGCTTGGACCAATGTCTGATGAGTTAAAAGCAAGTACTTTAGATCAACTTGGTTTGAATCGTGGTGTTGCAGACGCAGTAAAGATTTTAAGTGGTGCAGGTAATCAGATCCGCGAATATGAACAAGCATTAAGGGACGCAGGTGGAACTACGCAAGAAGTTTCAGATAAACAGATACAGTCTTTATCAGGACAAGCAGAAATATTAAGAGATAAATTTTCTGTAGCAGGACAATTACTAGTAGAAGATTTTGCACCTGCTTTAGAATCTATCATTGTGAAGACTGGTAATTTATTAGATATATTTATAAAGTTCAAACAAGAAGAAGAATTTACAGACACAGTTGAAGAATCAACATTTAAACTATTAGAGCTAAATGCCTTACTTGGTGCAGGTGTTGGTGTTACTGGTGCTTATACAGGTGCAGTTGATGATTTAGGTAATGCAATAAAATCACAAAGACTTAATGAGCAACTATCTAATATGGCTATCAATCAAGGCGCAATACAAGATAGCATAGATAGAGCTATGCCCTCTTTTATTGACGCTAGAAGAAATACAGAACGTTACGCAGTAGAGCAAGAGTTTTTAGCACAATCAATGCAAGACACAACGGAACAGGTTGAACATCAAGCAGGTGCAGTTACAGAATTATCTAAAGAGATGATAGATAATCAATTTAATGCAGTAATGGCGATGATAGACGCTGAAGAGGCTTACAACGATATATTGAAAGGTAACGAAAAATTATTAACTAGACGTAAAGAGAGAGAACAAGATAAAGCTGACGCAGAGAAAATTTTAACACAGGCTACAGAAAAAGTTAACGCTTTGGAACAAGAACTTATAAAAGCTAGAGAAGAGGCAACAAAGATAACTGATGAAGAAAAACTAGCAATATTACGACAAGAGGCAGCAGTACAAAGACTTAATGAAGTAGAAGATAAATCAGAACTACAGAAACAAGAATTAATAGTTGCACAAAATAAATTAAATGAACTTAAAAAAGAGGCAGTAGGTGACGATCAAAATGTAATTAAGGTTATGAGAGAATTAGAATCTGCTCGATCTGAAGAACAAAGAGCTTTAGAAAATTTAGAAGACGCACAAGATAGATTAAATGACGCAACAAAAGAATATAATGACGCTACTGCAAAGACACCAGCTAATTTAATGAGAATAGCAGACGCAAAACGTAAATTAGATGACGCAATATCAGATGTTAGAGCTTTTGATAATTTAAGAGGCGCTCTAAATTCTATTGCTGAAAGCACAGGTGAAACACTTAGCAAAATTTATGCTGATATAAGACGTGTAATGGATATGAAACCACCAGTTGAAACTGTCGGCTCAAAACCACCACCAGTATTTGACACACCAACTACTACTGCTACAGAAACATTAGCAACAGATACAACAACAATTGGTGGTAGAGGTGTTACTACATTAATAAGTTTAAAAAATGAATTTAATATTAGTGGCGAGATTAACTCTGATGAGGTTGCAATTAAGGCAATAGAGGCACAAAAAAGAGGACTTAAAGTAATAATATGAGTGTTGCTTTTGATTCTAACGTTAACCTTACTATTGAAATTGCTTTTGATTCAAACCCTTTTGATACAAGTCCAAGTTTTACAGATATATCAACTTATGTAAGGTCTTTTAACACCAATAGAGGACGTGTTAACGAACTTGGTCAGTTTGGTGCAGGAAGACTTACAATGATATTATCTAATGCTGATAATAGATTTAATCCAACTAATACGAGTTCACCTTATTATGATTCTTCTGCAGGTAAAACAAAGATACAACCACTTAAAAGGGTAAGAGTATCTGCAGTATATGATTCTGTAACTTATAGAGTGTTTGAGGGTTTTTTAGATAAAATACCAGTTTCATATCCTGCAAGTGGTAATGATTCAGTTGTAAAAATTACTGCCTCTGACGCTTTTAGAATATTTAGACAATCAGATATACAAGCTAAAGGTTTTAGAATTGGACTTCCGGGTTTTTCTGAAATAGGACAGTCAACAAGATTATCTTTTGTACCAACGACTAACGAATTATCAAGTACAAGAGTTAGTAATATTCTTGACGCAGTTGGCTTTCCTTCTGATCGCAGGGATATTAATACAGGAACATTACAGGTTGGTAGTCAATCAGGAACAGATAATATTTTAACTGCATTGCAAGAGTGTGAAACTGCAGAAAACGCCCAATTCTTTATAGCTAGTGACGGTAAAGCAACATTTAGAAACAGAGATTATAGATTATCTAATACAAAAGCAGTAAATGTACAAGCAACATTTAGTAATGACGGCTCAAATTTACCATATTCTGATGTTGGTGTTAGTTTTGATGATGAAGAAATTATAAATATTTATGAGTGGCAACGTGAGGGCAGCACTACTCAATATACTGCTGACGCAGATTCAGTAGTTTCTTACGGTGCTTTTTCTAATCAAACCACAACAATAAATGTATCAGACGCTGATGTAGCCTCTTTAATTCAACAAAAGGTGGCAGAAACATCACAACCACAGATAAGATTTGATAAATTAGTCCTCAATCCAAGACAAAATACGTTATTATGGAATCAGGCACTTGGTAGAGAGTTTGGCGATAGAATTAAAGTCAAAGTTGTCAATCCAGATAGTTCAAGTTTTGAAGACGAGGTGTTAATTGAGAGTATTCAACACAATGTGTCAGCACTTGCACAATCATGGACATGGACGCTAACATTAAGTCCTGCAGGATCTTCCGCATGGGTACTAGGTCAAGCTAAACTAGGTGAAGGTACAAGATTTGCTTATGCATAGAAAGGTAATATAAATGGCGGGTGCAGGTTTTAAAGTTTACGCAACTGGTGATTTAATCACCGCAACAGAGTTCAATACGTTCCTACAAGAACAAGTTATTATGGTTTTCGCAGATTCATCGGCTAGAGATTCTGCAGTATCAAGTCCAAGCGAGGGCATGTTTTGTTATCTTAAGGATACAAACGTACTTCAATTTTATAGTGGTAGTGCCTGGGCAAGTTACATTGGCGAGGGTGATATTACTGGTGTAACAATTACAACTGCAGCCACATCAGGTTTATCTGGTGGTGCAACTGCTACGTCTGGTGCTTTTTCTTCTACATTAAGTATTGCTCCTAATAGTGCTACATCGGCAACTGTTGCAGGAAGTGATATAGTATTAATAGGTGACGCTGACGATAGCAACGCTTTAAAAAAGACAACCGCACAAGCAATAGCGGATTTGAGTGCTGGTGGTGGCGCTAGCGTTGGACTAATATTGGCTTTAGGATAAGAGAGGATATATGGCTGAAACATACAAAAATGCAAGATTGACAATTACCAACTCTGAACAAACAATTTATACATGTTCGGCGTCAGGTGCTATAGCTGTATTGGTTAATTTAAGGGTAACTAATATTGACGGTGCTACTGATGACACAGTTACAGTTGTTGTAAGAGATTCTTCTGCGTCAGCAGATACACAAATAGCAAGTACAATTACTGTACCTGCTGATTCCGCAATAGATATTGTTGGCGACGGTGCAAAAATGTTTTTGGAAAATGGCGATAGTGTAAAAATTACAGGCGGTAATTCGTCTGGTGATCTTATAGCGTTTGCAAGTATATTAGAGATAACATAAGGAGTAGGCAATGCCATATTCCTATACAGGCAATTTTCCAGATCAACAAGTAACCAATAGTGGTATATTTTCTCCAAGTGATATTTTAAATTTATCCTCTTTTGGTGAATACGGCGGAAGTTTAGAATTATTAGAAGAAAAATCATTTAGTTCTGTTACGGACGCAGATTTTTTAACAATAAAAGAATCTAAATATGATACACACATGTTGCAAATCGAAAAAATATTTCATAGTGTTGCAACAAATACAGGTATAAGATTATATGAGGCAGGTGTGTTAGAGAGTAGCGGTGTTTATCAAAATGTAGCTCAATCAATGCAAGCAAGTGGTACTTTTGCAGAGGTAAATGGAACAACTAATACTAGATTAAATTTTGGTATCACAAATAATGGTGCAGTAGCTAAAGATAATGAAAGTGGTTTTGCATTTTTTCATAATCTTGGTAATCCTAATAAATATTCTATTTATACTTTTGCCTCAGTTGTTTGGGATAATGGTACCAACAAAAATCATTTTGGCGGTGGTGTTTTACCCCAGGCAACGGTTGTAAATGGTATAAGGTTAAATATGTCATCTAGTGGTAGTACTGGCGTAGCAAGACTTTACGGAGTGAAAAAAATATAAATGAGTGCTTTAAGATTGTTAAGAGAAGTCGAAGTTGTTTCGGGTGTAACTAATTTAAATGTTACTGATGTATTTTCAGCAGATTACGACATATATAAAATACAAACCACAGGTTTAAGTACTACTGTATCTTCAAGTGAGGCTTATGATTTAAGATTTATTAACGCAAGTGGCTCAATTATGGACAATACTGTATATGATTATGGGTTTGAAATTATGAAAGCAGAAACATCTTTTTCTGTGGCGCAATCTACTACTGGTAATGATATTGATAACTTTTTTGCTTTAGCGAAAGACGGCGGATTCACTGGTGGACAAACTGGGTATGTGTTTGATCCATTTAACCCAAATACTTATACGTTTGTCATTAATCAATTGGCTCATATTGTAAGTGCTAACATGAGAAGTTACAAACAAATAGGTGTATTACATGAATTAATAAGTATTACAGGTTTTAGCTTAAAAGGTGAAAGCGACGGAGCCCTTGACGCAGGAATAATTAGGGTTTATGGTCTTCATGTGGAGGATTCATAATGGCAGGAACACTAATACAAAAAAGCACAACAACAATAACAACTTCTACATCTTCAGTTACTTTAACTGGTATTACAGAAAACTGCGTATATGTTGTATTTGGAAATAATGTAAAAGGTAGCATTGACAATAAAGCAGTTAGATTTAGAGTTTCAAATAGTGGTACTGCTAAAACTACCGATTATGACGTAGCTTATCGACGAATTAGAGCTAGTGGCTCATTTCAAAATATTTCTGCTGAAGGTCAGCCTTATATTACCATTGGAGGCGGTGCGGGTACAGGCACAGGGGAAGCATGCAATTTTGTAATTTATTTATATAATTTTTATGATTCAGATCAGTATAGTTTTGGTATATTTAGTCCAGTAATTTTAAATTCGGCACCAGAACTACAAGCAAATACTGGTGGTTTTGTTCATGATGTAGCAGAATCAAATAATGAAATTAATTTTGTTTTGCAGGACGGTACTTTTGAAAGCGGTACTTTTACTCTTTACAAACAAGCATGAGGTATAAATTATGGTAACTAGGAAAGAATTTTCATATACAGGTAATGCACCAACACAGTCTTTAAATAATGCACCAAGAAAATACAATCCAATATTATCTACAGTTCTTGTTGATTATTTAGTGGTAGCAGGTGGTGGCGCAGGTGGATCTCGTATAGGTGCTGGTGGCGGTGCAGGTGGTGTACGTTCAACTGTTGGTAATACAGGTGGGGGTAATATATTAGAACAAGCATTACAAATACCACAAAATGTTGCAGTAACAGTAACAGTTGGCGCAGGTGGTGGTGCGGTAACTTCTAATGGTAGTTCTGCGGCGAAAGGTAATGACGGGTCTGATTCAATATTTGCAACTGTAATTTCATCTGGTGGAGGTGGCGGTGGTGCTTATTTTAATTCTTCTGATGATAACGGTAAAGACGGAGGCTGCGGTGGTGGTGGCGCTTATTCAAATGGTTCAGCAGGATCAGGTGTAGCAGGACAAGGTTTTGCAGGTGGGGCATATAGCTCTGGTATTTCAGCCGCAGGTGGTGGTGGGGCTGCTGCCGTTGGTGCTGATAGTAATAATACAACAGGTGGTGGTGCAGGTGGAAATGGTATTATTTCAAATATTTTAAATTCAACGCAAGCAACTTCACAGAGTGTAGGCGATGTTGTATCAACTAATGTTTATTATGGTGGTGGTGGCGGTGGGTCGCCAATATCTTCAGATAATGGTGGGCTTGGTGGCGGTGGTCAAGGCGCAACAGGCGACGCTAATGCTACAAATGCCTCTGCAAATACAGGTGGCGGAGGTGGGGGTGCTAGAAACGTTAGCGATACAACTGGTGTAATTAGTGGTGCAGGTGGAAGTGGTGTTGTTATTTTAAAATATCCGCAAGTATATAGTTTGACGATAGGTACAGGTTTAACTTCGACAACTATTACAGATGGAAATTTTAAAGTTACTACATTTACTGCAGGTACTGATACGATAAGGATAGGATAATGGCTCATTACGCATTTATATCAAACAATATAGTTTATTCAGTTATTGTTGGAAAAAATGAAAATGAAGATGATATTGACTGGGAAAATTATTATAGTCAAGTAAATGGTATGGAGTGTAAAAGAACATCATACAACACTTACCATAATCAACATTTAACAGGTGGTGTTGCATTTAGAGGAAATTATGCAGGTATAGGGTATACCTATGATCGAGACAATGATGTTTTTGTACCACCAAAACCATATAATAGTTGGACATTAAGCACAGAAATATGGGATTGGATACCGCCAGTAGATTTTCCAGATGACACAAAAAACTATAATTGGAACGAAGAAGAACAAAGGTGGGATTTAATAGATGAGTAATAACGGTATATTTAGTCCAAAAGATATAAATGATTTATCTGCTTATGGCCAATGGTCTGGCATGGGTGGACAACTTGAATTAATACAAACACAAAACGTAAGCGGTGTTGTAAATGTAGATTTTTTGGACATAAAAGAATCGAAATACAATGTCCATTTTTTAACAATTATATGTGAATCAACAGGAACTAATGAAAGTATTGGAGTTAGATTTTATGAAAGTGGCACGTTAAATAGTGGTAGTGGCTCTTATGTGTTAGCTTATCAAAATTTTTATGCCTCTGGAAGTTTTGATGAAACTGCAAGCAGTGGTAGTAGGTTGTTTGCAACTAGATTTAATGATTCAGGTGAGCAAAAATGTTCATATAATTATTTTTCAAATTTAGGAGATGTAACTAGGTATAGTCATCAAACAATCCATTCAGTTGCTAATCATAGTGGTTTCGAGGGTAGATATGGAAACGGCGCTAGACCAAGTGCAACATTAGTTGATGGAATTAGATTATTTGGAACAACTGGCGGTCATTTAACAGGCGTGTTTTCACTTTATGGGGTAGAATTTAGTTAATGAGCAATTTACAATTTATTCAATCAGCAGAGGGTTATTCAGTAAGTAGTATTGATTTACATAATTGTTTTAGTGAAAAATATGATAATTATATGATCTCATTAGTAAAAGGCGACCAAACAGAAAATAATTATACATTTGCAAGATATATTAGTGAAAGTGGTTTAGATACTTCATCAAACTACGATAGTGCTGGACAATCTGTAAGAAGTTATGCAAGTTTTGGCGAGATGAGGTTTACGAATCAAACATCAATAAAGAATATTGCATACAGAGGATCGGAAAGAAATAGAGGCGATTCAATTGTTTATTATGTGTTTAATCCTTTTGATTCAAGCAAACATACGTTTGGTATGGCTCAAGCTAGTGGACATTTTAGTAGTGGTTTGTTTGGTGTTAAGCATATATCAGTTCATAAAGTTGCAGGTCGTATGACAGGCATGCGTTTTTTTCCAGGTGGTGGATCTTATGATTCAGTCAAAGTAAATTGTTATGGAATATTAACATGAGTGGTAGTTTAGTTAGAATATCAGAAAATAATGTAACTTCAGCAGTAAGCTCGGTAACTTTAACAGGAATTAACAGTACTTTTAATGTTTATAAACTAATTATGAGTGGTGTTTTACCAGATACGGATTCTATTTCAATAAAACTTAGATTTACTGTAAGCGGTAGTGCTGACACTTCAAGTAATTATGACAGAGCTTTTAAAAATCTTAGAGCAGATACAGGTTTTGGAGATATACAAGATACAAACCAAGACCATATAAATATAGGAACTATAGGTACGGCAGGTAATGAAATTATGAATGGTATTTTTTATTTATATAATTTTAGTAATTCTGGTGAGTTTAGTTTTTGTTCTTTAGAGGCAAGCATTAGAAACGACGGAAGTAATTTAAGAGGATTCCAAGGCGGTGCAGTACTTACAGAAAATCAAGCTACAGACGGTGTAAATTTTACATTAACAAGTGGTAACATTTCAACTGGTAGATTTGTTTTATATGGTATTCGAGCTTAAATTTAAAAATATATAGTAAGATAGGAGGACTATGGCAATTAAAACAATAGAACAATTTAGAACTGAGGCTACTTCAGAAATTGAATCTGCTAAACCATTGTACAAACAAGTAGATAATAATAAATCTGAATTTGATGACAATGATTACGCAATTATTATAGAAGATTTAGCACAATCTAAATTAGATGAACAAAATAATGGATATGCAAGAGCTAGACAAGAGAGCTACCCTGCGTTAGGTGAGCAACTTGACCTACTCTACCATGATATGACTGCAGGTAAAGGCGACAAAACTGGTGAATGGTATAAGGCCGTCAAAGCAGTCAAAGACGCCAATCCAAAACCTAGTTAATGAAAATTAACTTAATCAGAACACAATTTGGTGATGACGCCACCAATGGTCTTTTATTTATAGATGAAGTCTTTGAGTGTTTTACTTTAGAGGATCAATATCAAGACAAAAAAGTATATGGTGAAACCTGTATACCAGAAGGTACTTACCCAGTAGAATTTCGCAAAGAGGGTGGTTTCCATAATCGCTATAGTGCAAAATACGATTTTCATAAAGGTATGTTAGAAATAAAAAACATACCAAACTTTAAATGGGTGCTTTTTCATTTAGGGAATACGGACGAAAACACCGCAGGTTGCGTTTTGGTTGGTGACACACAACAGGACTTAGACGTATCAAAAGACGGATTTATTGGCTCTTCGGGAAATGCATATAAAAAGTTTTATCCTAAGGTAGCAACTGCTTTAGAAAATGGTGAATCAGTATCATTAATAGTTTCAAAAATTCAGTTAAAAGAGGTTAAAAAACTTAATAATGCCTCAAGTCCTGAATATATAAACTCAAAAGTTGTTTATGAAAAAATATCAGAGATTAATGGTGAGCTTAAGATTCTGGCTGCTAAAATAGACGGAGTAGACTTTCAGTAGATTTGGAGGTAGGCATGAATATAAGTTGTCCTACTTGTAAAAAACCACTGATTGAAAACAAAATGGTTTGGAAATGTTTAAACCCTAAATGCACTCATTATAAAAAACGCCAATTTGGAAAAACAGAAGAGGAATAATGTTTAATAAAGATTGGCTTATGAAAGTCGGTATAAGAACTCTTAGGACATTTATTCAAGCATTTCTTGGTGTGCTAGTTGCTAGTGGTACAGGAATGGTTGAAGTTGATGTTTTACAGAACGCACTTGTGGCAGGTTTAGTAGCAGGTGTTACCGCAATTCAAAATGGCTTGGAAGAGTGGACACCAACTAACAAAGGTTAGTGTTCAAACAATTTAGGGTATTTATAAGATGTGCGATCGCATTGTTTTTATTTATACCAACACCAATTTGGGCAGATCACGTACCAACACAAGAGCCTTATGGTTATAACGAATCAATAAATACAAATACTGGTGATTTTACTATTAGTATATTAAGTTCTGACGGATTTGAAGATAGTCCACCAGAGAAATATACAATATTTTTTGCAATGAGTACAGGTGTAAGTACTAGTAGCTTTTGTGTTTCAACAAGTTTTGGACATGTTACAAACACATGGCAAGATTATGTATTTAGTATTTCTGATTTGCGTTCATATTTTGAACTACCAGTAGGTAATTTTTACTATAGGATTCGATCTGATAATGATTCTGATAATAGCTTTAGTACTTTATCTTCTGAAAGGTCTATAACGCTACCGAATCAAACACCATTTAGCGATACACAAACTGATTGGTCTGCACCAACTAATACTTGTAACGATACTGCTACAACTACTACTACTACTACTACTACTACTGTTGCAGATACAACAACAACTTCTTCTAGTACATCTTCTAGTACATCTTCTACTACATCTTCTACAACTACTTCGTCAACTACAAGTTCTACAACTACAACTTTACCGCCACCACCACCGCCACCACCAACTACAACAACAACTTTATATATTGTTGTTAATGATGACGGTACAGAATCTGAATATACAGAATCTGAAGTTAAGGACGGCACAGTTGAAAGGGATAAAGAGAGAGCAGAGAACGAAAATTTATATGGCTGCTATATGACAAATGCCCAAATTGACAGGGGCGATTGTGATATACCAGAGAAAAAAGAAGAAGAAATAATTATAATTATTGAAGATGAGCAAGAATACGATACCGAAGAAGAGTTTTCTAATGATGATGATTTGGTATCTGAAGTGGACGATAAAGATGAAAATAAAGAATCTAAATCTACTGAAGAAAAAGATTTACCTACAGAGGAAATTGAAATTGACATTGAGAAAATTGAAGAAGAATTTAATTTTGAAGAAGAAATAATTATACCTGAAGAAATAGAAATAATAATCATAAATGAAAAAGAAGAAGAAGAGGAGTTTATAGATGAAGAAAATACAAAAGATGATACAAGAGAAGATAGATCAACTGAAGTTGACATTGTATCTGAAGATAGAGAAGATGAACTGGGAAGAGATAAGGCAGGAATTGATGAACTATCTGAAGAAGAACTAAACGTAGAGATTGAGGAATTAGAAAAAGTAATTGAAGAAATTATTGAAATCGATATCCCAGAGATAACAGAAGAAGAATTAGAAGAACTATCAGAAGAAGAATTAGTAGAATATGAAGAGGCAAAAGAAGAGGCAATTGAAGAATATGTTGAAGAACTTGAAACCGAAGAAGTTATTGAAGTACTTGAACAGGTTAATGATGTCGGATTGGACAATATTGCAGAAGTTAGCCAAGATGTTATTGAAGTGGTAGCACAAGTTGTCGAAGAAGTTGTACAAATAGCACAAGAAGAAGAATTAACAGAACAGCAAGTTGAAGTTGTTGCAGAAGTTTTAGGGTTTAAAGAAACTGAAGACGTCGAGATTATTGCAGAGGCTGTTAAGACAGATACTAAAGTTGCACAAGCAGTTGATGAATTTGTTGAAAGAGCAGTAGAAAATAAAGGTGTAGAAAATTATACATTGGCTGACGCTACTACAGAAATAGCCTTTGAATCTTTTGTTGATGACCCTTTGAGTGTTATTATTGACGTAGATTTAAACGAAATAACTTTAAATAACATAACAAGCGATATGACGCAGGATCAAAAAGAAAAAGCACAGGAAGTAATTGTTCCGACAATACTTGTAAAAATTGCCTCATTTGCTTTTAGGAGGTTTAATTGATTAATAAAATATGGAAATGGTTTGTAGAGGCCATAAAAGAAACTTTAAATTTAAGTTGGACTTTGGTCGGTTTAGTTATTGCAACACTTACCTTAACTGGACAAGCTCAAACTATAACAGGTATAGCAACTGTTGTAACGTTAGCAATTTGGTTACTAACAATAGGATTTAGAAAATAATGTGTATGGTTACAGAAAAAGAAGACGGCTCTTTTACTCAAATATGTAACTGTAAACATGGAAGTGAGCATTGCAATGGCTGATAACGGCTACACACAAAAGGATATGCTAGAAATGGTAATGAAAGACATTGAAAAACTTTTTGAGAAACTCGATCAGATTCAAAAAGATTTAGCAACAAGACCAACAAGACAAGAGATTTACGGTTGGATTATTGCAGGTATATCTATTGCAACTTTAATTACTGTATTAATGTAAAAAGCTAGGTGCGTACTACAGTTAACACACCTAGCTAATTTACTTTATCTAGTTACTTTACTAAGTTAAAATGATATTTTAATTATATAGTAAAGCTATGACAATTTTTAAAAAACCACTAAGATAATCTTAGATTGAATATGCAAAAAGCATTTGAAGAATTTTTAAAAAACAATCCAGAATTACTGGAATCAACTCGTAAACCCTATTTTGAAAAAACACCTGAAAGACAAGAGCAGTTTAAGATTGCTTTAGAGAAACTTGCAGAGGGTTACCCACGTAAAGTAATTGTTAAATGGTTGCAAGAATCATGTGGTTGGTCTTTAGCATTTAAAACAATATCAGATTATCTAGGTGAATATGGCGAAAAAACAAACTGAAAGTTTTGATGATTTTGCAATAGAAGACTACCAAAAGATAATTGAAGAAAATGACGATTTAAAGGCCACAAATAGACGTATTTTAAAATCGCTAGAGAAAGCCAAGCAAAAGAAAATTGATCTCGTAAACGCAGTTTATACGGCAGTTAAGGACAATTTAGGCTTATTAGAGATACCTAAGGTAAAACCGCCACCAAAAGATACTAGAAAAGCCAAAGAAGAAGTAGCAATTGCATTATTTAGCGATATTCAATTAGCAAAAGTAACACCCGATTATAATTCAGAAATCGCAGAACAAAGAGTTTTATATTACGCAGATAAAATAATTGAGATTGCAAGAATACAGAGAAAAAGCCACCCAGTAAAAAAAGTATGTGTATTTGCTTTAGGCGACATTGTAGAGGGTGAATTAATATTTCCCGGACAAGAACATTTAATTGATTCTTCTTTATATAGACAAGTTACTATTGACGGACCTCGTATCATGATTGGCTTTTTAAATAAACTATTAGCAGAGTTTGAGGAAGTAGATTGTCATTTTGTTATAGGTAATCATGGCGCTTTAGGTGGTAAAAGTAGGCGTTCTTATGATCCAGAGACCAACGCTGACCGCATGTTATACAAAATTGTTGAAATGGCTTATGAGGGCAACAAAAGAATAAACTTTAATGTACCAGAGGGTGAGGGCGAGAGAAACTGGTATACAGTTGCAGATTTAGGCGAAAGATGTAAATTCTTTTTGTTTCATGGCGACCAAGTCAGGGGTTTTGGTGGTTTTCCATGGTATGGATTTGGTAAAAAGATATTAGGTTGGAAAGCTCTTGCAAGTGCAGGGCTTATGGAAGATTTTAATTATGCTTGTGCAGGTCATTACCACACACCAAACACACAATACATTAATGATGTAAGACTTTGGATCAATGGTTCTACTGAATCATATAATACTTTTGCACAAGAACAATTAGCGTCTATGGGTCGACCATGTCAATATTTATTGTTCTGTAAAAAAGGTTTAGGCGTTACATCTGAATATTTGATTAATTTAGAGTTGGAAAAGTCTTAATATTAGATTAAAATGTTAGTAGGTATATATGGCTAAAAAATTAGTTGGTATTGAAAACGACGGAATCAAAGCGAGAATTATATACAACAATGACGGTGTGTATAGTTCTGAAGACTTAAAAGTTGGTATAACAACACTTGATGAACTCGTAAAAGAAAAAGTTACTTAAAGAGGTTATTTGATAGCTGAAGTTTTAATTGCTTGTACTTTCCTATCCCCTATTACACCAGAGATTCTTACAGATTATAAAGAGTGTAGAGATAGGAACGAAATCATTGTAGCTATGGAAGAATATATACCTTTATTCTCTGAATACTTTAAAAAAGAAGATTTAGAAACTGCACTTCGTATTTCTTGGTGTGAATCAAGAGGTAAGAATACTGCAGTTGGTGTAAACAAAGACGGCACAAAAGATGTTGGCTTGTGGCAATTCAATGACAATACATGGGCATGGTTAACACCAAAATTAAAAATTACTTCTGATCGAACCAACGTAAATGTTTCTACTGCAGTTGCGTCATGGTTATTTTATAATGACGGCTCACACCACTGGAAACCTAGCAAGTTTTGTTGGAAATATTAAACCTATTTTAATCTAAGATTTGACAAACTTTTAACAACTGGCCTATACTAATTTTGTGAACAACAAAAAAACACTTAAACCGAATCAAATAGAAATCAAAGCGTCTGCAATGCGTGTTGTAGATGAAACAGACTTTGAACATTATCAAAATAATTTTACAGATTATGACATGGGTGATGTTACTGATATTGACATAAACAATATTTATAGTTCGCTTGATTCATACACAAAAAGAGTTGGTAGAGGTTACGTAACTTTATACACAATAAATACTTTACAAGAGTGGTTAGTTGTTTATACAGTACTTGATCACAACTTTGGGTACGCAGAGTGGATGGTTGAGGGCAGAGATGAATGGACTGAAGTCAGTTGCGATAGAAGATTATACGAATACATGAAAAACAAAATGCAAGAATTAGCAGAGATCAGAGGTGTCATAACAGACGAATATCGAAAGGGGTAATAATGACATACATAAAAGCACAAAGAATACAACCAAAGTATAAAAATCCATTTAGAGATTATAAGGGCGAAATATTTAAGAGATTATGTAATTATGAGTTTATTTGCACTAATGAGAGTGAAATGATAAGAAGATATGCCTATGTATTTTGTCAAGAGGGGTTTCCAATTCGTACAATGCATTGCGACTGTGGTAATTACAAGCGTGTACATAATGCTTATTATTATGAGTGGGCTTTAGATATACGCCCATAAAAATGGTCTATTGCTAGACCATTTTTGATAACAGGGCGTAAACGAACGTTTATACAAACATTTTACCATTAATTTGGTACAATATTCATAAAAAGAGCATTTATGAATATAGAAAACGTTGACATTAATTTATTAAAACCACACCCACGTAACTACAAACAACACCCCGAACAACAAATAGAACATATTATAAAATCTATTGAAGAACACGGCTTTTATCGTAATGTAGTTGTAGCAACAGATAATACAATACTTGCAGGTCATGGCGTAGTTCAAGCGTGTAAGTCTATGGGTAAACACAAAGTACCTGTAATAAGATTAGATATAGAATCAAATAGCACACAAGCATTAAAAGTTTTAACTTCAGACAACGAGATTAGTAATCTTGCGATGGTTGACGATAGAGAACTAAGCGAGATACTTAAAGACATACTTGATGAAGATTACGATTTAACTGGTACTGGTTTTAACGAAGATCAATTATCTGCATTAGTTTATACAACTAGAAGTAATGATGAGATACAAGATTTAGACGAGGCTGCAGAGTGGGTTGGTATGACTGACTTTCAACCTAGAGAGAAGTATATAAAATCAATTGTGTATTTTCGATCTGAAGAAGATAGAGAAAACTTTATGGACTTGTTAGATAATCCACACATAAATTATCAAACTGCAACAGATCAGAAGTTTTGGTACCCAGAAAAACGCAATGAAGATATACGTAATGTTAAATTTGTAGATGAAGAAACCTAAATATCCAATATACGTTATATCTAAAGGTAGAGCAGATATAGGACATACTGCAAACTTTATGTTAAAAGATAAAGTTAAATTTAAACTTGTTATAGAGCCACAAGAATATGACGAATACGCTAAGTACTATGATAAAGAATTATTAATGGTAACACCATTTAGTAATTTAGGTAAAGGGTCAATTCCTGTAAGAAATTTTATTTGGGAACACGCATTAGAAAAAGGCTACAAAAGGCATTGGTGTTTTGATGACAACATACACAATATAAAATATTTTTGGAACGGTAGAAGAATAGTTGTTAATGGTAATATCGGAATAAGTGCAGTAGAAGAATTTACAGATAGGTACGAAAATATTGCTATTAGTGGTATGAACTATAAATTTTTTGTAACACCTAACAATAAAAAACCTTTTTATCAGAACTGCAGAGTATATAGTAACTTACTTATTAAAAACGATTTAGACTTTCGTTGGCGAGGTAGATACAACGAAGACACCGATTTATGCCTACAAGCTCTAAGTAAGGACTGGTGTACAGTTTTAATAAATGCTTTTATGATTGAGAAGAACGCCACTCTTAAAATGAAAGGTGGTAATGCAGACGAGCTTTATATTGGTGACGGTAGGTTACGCATGGCGAGAGAACTACAAGAGGCTTGGCCTTATGTTGTTGAAGTAAGCAAAAGATATGGTAGACCTCAACATAGAATTAAATTTAACTGGCAACACTTCGACCAAAAATTAATTAGACGTAAAGATTTAAACTGGGAAGAAATACAAAACAAGAAAATAAAAATGAAAATTCAGAAATTAGCTAACGTAGAAAATAAAGAATTAGAAAAAGATGTAGATAAATTTAATGAGTGATGTATACGTGAGTTACTGCGAAGACTGTTTAACCCCTTACTGGAACGAAAATAATACTCGTGTTTGCCCAGATTGTGAGTAACATAAATATTGTCTTAATCTAAGATTATAATAATTAATTAAGCACGGTGGGGGTTGTCCTTTCTCATGGAAATGCACCTACAACCCCCCATTGTGCAGAAAGGAAGAAAATGTTTGATCCAGTAGGCGTTGCAGAAATAGCCAAGATGTTAAATGTAACTAGGCAAAAAGTAGCTAGTTTAAAACATCATGGTAAATTACCTGCACCAAAAAAAGTTTTAAAATGTGGTCCTTTATGGGACGCAAAAGAAATATCTGACTTTATAAATAAAGTCGGTATAACTGATAATAGGAGGAAACAATGAATCGAAATACACAAATACAAATAAGCAAACCATGGAATAAAACTTTTGTAAAAAAAGTTAATAAAGGGTTTGGCGATATTGATTATGTAGAGCATACGCAAGTAACTCAAAAGCTAATTGCTTTAATACCAGACTTGCTTATAACAACAGACGAAATTATTTATGACAAGATCGAAGATGTTAACGGTGTTGCAAGAAGTTTTGTAACAGGTGTCAAAGTTACATTGTCAGGAACAGTTGACGGTAATTTAATCACAAGAGAGGATTACGGCATGTGTGATAAGCCATTTTTCCATGACAACCCAAACAAAGTACAGAACAACGGTCAGAGAATAAAAGAGTGTATGTCTGACGGTTTAAAAAGAGCAGCCATGCGTATGGGTGTTGGTATAGAACTATACGACACAGACGCTTGGTTATCTAACTACTTAGAAAAAACAGAAATTGTCGCAGAAGAAGAATAAACTTCTGCAATGCAAATTGTATCAGAGTTTTATTTTTCTATTGTTCCAGAGTGGCTGATTGAATCTAACGTATCTGATAATGCACTTCGTGTATACTCCGCACTATACAGATTTGCAGATAAAGATGACGGTACATGTTGGCCTTCAATAGCCACTATTGGAACTAAATGTAATAAATCTAGTTCATCAGTAAAAAGAGCGATCAAAGAATTAAAAGACATTGGTGCTATCGAAGTTAAAGAACGTTACTTAGAAGATAAAGGGCAAACTTCTAATCTTTATATCTTAAAATTAAACCCTGCTTTTAAATCTGACACCCCACCCCATACCAAATATGAACAGGGGGGTAGTTCAGATATGACACACAAACCAAAGCCATTTAACCAAAGTCATACTTACAAGCAAGATTCAGATAAAGGAAAAATATATTTAGCTTTATGTGAACACTTGTGGACACCTAAAACCAAAAACGAAATATCTGCTTTTAATAAAGTTGCTAAAGACTTGTCAGAGATTGATGTAACTTCAGAAGAAATAAAAGAGAGAGTATTTATCTACAAAAAGAAATGGCCGAAGATCACGCTGACGCCTTTTGCATTATCTAAAAACTGGACGTTACTTGGTGAGATGTACGAAAAAGATAAACCGCCAAAACAAAGAGATTGCGAAAAAGAGGGTCACGGTTGGGTTGATCTTGATGTAATTTTTCATTGTAGATTTTGCAAAGCAGAAAAGGAAAAAGTCAAAGAAGAATAGTAATATATAGATATGATAAATGAAGTAAACTGGGGTGCTTTAGCAGTGGCCTTTTATTTAACTAAATACCCCGAACTAAACAAACTAGATTTAGAAGAAGTACTACCAATGGTAGATACACAAGGTGGACTTGCTTTTAGATATGAAGATGATTTATATTTTATTGTCTTAAATCTAAATAATGAGTTTGAAGTTTCAGTTATTACATCACATAAAGATTTAGCATATATAGAGCTACCAGACGCTGAAGATTTGTTACATTTTCTAACTTCTTTAGATAATGGCTTTAAAATTTATTTATAAAATACTTTAATCTAAGATTGACATATATTACAAAAGTGGCCTAATATTCTTATATGAACAATGAGAAAGGCATAAAAATGATCGAGAGAGATTCTATTTTAGTTAACACTATAAATGACGCAATAGATACATTTAGAGTACAAAAAAGACAAGTTGGAAAAATTGAGGCAGCAGGTAGAGTTGAGGGTTTAATGACACTCTTAAATGAATTATCTAATGCTCATGAAACAACAATTACCTTATTAGACGATAACTGGGATTCAAACATTGATAACGAGGGTATTTGGGAAGTAATTCAATATCTTAACCATATTAATAAAGTTGATGATAGAAGACGTGCAAGAGAGTTTTACAACAGAGGTAGTAAATAATGAGTAACCCAAACACAGAGGGCAACTGTTATAACTGCAATCGCCCTCTACATAGAAAAACTGCACATGTTCTTTTTAATGCAAACACAGAAGAATTTGACGCAATCTGTAAGTTTTGTTTCTTAGAAAACCCTGCTTATGGACGTAAAATAGTCGTATCTTAGATTTAAAATATAAGAGAAAGGAAAAAACAATGAGCGAAATTAAAACTAACACACGTAGAGTAAAATATAAACCCTTACAAGATCGAGTGTTTAAAGATTACCCTAGTGCAGAAGAAGTCTTATCTACTTTAATAGAGAAGACAAAAGACGAAATGGAAAAAAACGAAGTTAACAAAAGAGTTAGCATACATAACTGGTCAGATATAGCATTTGCTAGATATGATGAAAAACGTTTTTTCTTAAAAGAGATACTTGAATATCTTGTATCTTTAGAGCATGATGTTGAGATAGCAGACATTGAACATGATCTAGCTATTGACGGCGCAGAGGTACCCTTCTAATGCCTGACATTATATTTACTGATATAGACGGTAATGAAATACGTAAAGATATTTATGATATTAATTCTGCTCAAGATATTAAAGATAATATAGAACAATTACTAAAAAAGAGAAAGGACAAAAAATGAGAGAATATGATAACCCAGACGTATTTATTGTACTGTTGGGTTTTGTTGGTATTTTTTTAGTAGGCGCTTTACTCGGTGAAGTTGCAATCTGGGTAGCAAAGCTCTTAGGGTTTGAGTTTGAAGATAAAGAGTATATCAATACAGACTTTTACCAAAGACTACAAGACGGCGAAGAGCTGACGTCAGAAAACATGTTTAGCAATGAATCAAGATAAAATTACATATCAAGCTAACGAAAACAAACTTTTGTGGACGCAAGTTTTAGTAAAAGCTAATCAAAAACCAAAAGAAGAAACATGCATTGGACAATTTGGTTTTTTACCTACTGATGACGGTAAAACTGCAGAAATGGTCTTTATAGTTTATAAAGATAATGAGCCTGAACATGCAATAGCAATACCTAAAGATGTATTGCAGACTGCGTTAACAGAGGGTTGGTTTTTAAAACGTGGTACAGATAGATGAGTTACGCTGATACGATTCAACAGATTCTTAGTGACGGTAGGTGGCATTGTGTACTTGATCTTATAGCTGAAACTGGTTTATCGGCTAGAAATCGTATTAGTGAACTTAACAAAGAACACGAAGAAAAATACGCAAAGACAAGATACATTGGTGAAAAATGTAAATTAGAACGTTGTCAACATAAGTCCGATTTATATATGTATAAGCTAAATACAGGCGTTGTATCAGAAGAATTAGTATTTTCTGACCAAATAGTAGAAGATCTAGTTACTGATCGAGAGAACGAAGATTGGAATAATAAAACACCTGAAGAACGCCACGAGTATATTAAACAGTTAAAAAAGAATTTTGGTCTCTAATAAGTACTATAATTAAATTAGTATCACACTTAATACCCCTTAGTGTGTATGTAGCCCCCTTAATTATAATTTTAGGGGGTTATTTTATTTTAATCTTAGATTGACAAAGAATTAGAAAATGGCCTAATATTCTTATATAAGAGAGAGGAAATAAATGAAACTTTTAACAAAAGACATAGAAAAAAAATTAGTAAAACAATTAGGCACACACGAAGAAGACCCAGTACTACAAGTTAAATTCTTTTTAGACAACTGGACTTGGTACGCTTATGAGTATGACCCACAAACAAGAACATTTTTTGGACTTGTTGACGGACTAGAATTAGAAATGGGTTATTTTTCACTAGATGAACTTGAATCAGTTACTGGACGATTTGGTACAAAAGTTGAAAGAGATCGATACTTTACACCAGAGCCTGTAAGCCAAGTATGGAACTTTCATAAAGACTTTTAGTCAATACTGAAATAGAACTTAAAACCCCTCATTAAGAGGGGTTTTTTGTTACTATAATTAAAACGCATGAATAATAAACCTTATAAATTATTAGATGAAGACTTAACCAATAGACTTCTTGAGGCTATTAGATTAGGTATGTACACAGAACACGCTTGTGCTTATGCAGGTATTAACTCATCAACGTTCAGATTATGGCGTAAAAAAGCAGAAGAGGGCGTTGAGCCTTATAAATCATTTTGGTTACAAGTGAATCAAGCAGAGGGTACCGCAATAATAAGACGCATGGCGAGAATTGAACAAGCAGGTAAAGACGGTAACTGGCAGGCTGACGCATGGGTTTTAGAGAGAAAATACCCCGATAAGTTTGGTCGTAAAGAAAAACTACAATTACAGGGCGACCCTAATGCTCCTGTAGAGATAGAATTAAACTGGGCTGACGGTAAAAAACTAGATAGAGAAAATGAAATAGTAATTGATCCTAAAGATTTTGAAGAAGAATAATGGAAGAGGAAGAAACATGGGTTATTGTGGACGGTCATAGAGTTCATATCTCATGGTTACCAGAAAAAGAAGAAGAATAATGCCTTGGTTTGATGAAATATTACTAGATGACTTAGATGATGAGTTAAATATTCACGAAAATAGCGACTATAAAAAAGAAAAAGTATGGAAACAGAACTCAAAGACATAGGGTATAACAAAAAGTTTGTTATTACATTACCAGAGCTACATGACGGTCAAAAACAAGTAGCACAGTCTAACTCACGTTTTAAAGTACTATCTGCAGGTCGTAGGTGGGGTAAAACAAGACTTGGTGTTTGGTTATGTTTAGAAAAAGCATGGAAAGGTGGTCGTGCTTGGTGGATTGCACCAACATACGCAATGGCGTTAGAGGGTTGGAAAGATTTAAGAAATATTGGTATTGAGTATGGAACTATTGTAAAAGAATCAGAGAAGACAATAATTACACCAACTGGTGGTATGGTTTCTATTCGATCTTCAGATAATCCCGATAGATTAAGAGGTGCAGGACTTGACTTTGTTGTATTAGATGAGTGCGCCTTTATGAAACCTAATGTGTGGGCAGAAGTAATTAGACCTACATTAACAGAGCGTCAAGGTGGTGCATTGTTTATAAGTACCCCAAAAGGCTTTAACTGGTTTGAAGATATATACAATAAAGCAGATAGATTAGCTGACTGGGAAAGGTGGCAGTTACCAACAAATACGAATCCCTTTGTTCCTGAATCTGAACTAGATATAGCTAAAGAAGAAATAGGAAGTTACTTATATTCACAAGAGTATGAGGCAAAGTTTGTAGAGTTCTCTGGTGGTATTTTTAAAGAAGATTGGATAAAAACTGCAAAAAGAGATGTTGTTACTGTAATGAACGACAATGGCTATTACGAAGAACGCATACAATGGACAATTGGTGAAGAAACAGTATACGACCAAGATTTAACAAAATACGCAACAGTTGACCTAGCAACATCTACAAAAGAAACTGCAGATTATACAGTTATTGCGTGTTTAGGTAAAACACCAAACAATAAATTAATACTTTTAGATTTAGTAAGACAACGACTAGAGGGACCCGATATTATACCTAAGATAAAACAAAAGATACAAGAACACGACTTACAGTATGTTGGTATAGAACGTGCAGGGTATCAGTTATCAATAATTCAAATTGCAAGACGTGAGGGCTTGATAGTCAAAGAATTAAAGCCTGACAAAGACAAAGTTAACAGAGCTTTACCTTTATCTGCATTTATGGAAGGTGGATCAATGTTTTTCAATCAAGCAATTATGGACTATGATGATTTAAAAAGAGAACTATTACAATTTCCAGACGGCGAACATGATGATATGGTTGACGCACTAGCCTATGGTGTATTAGAGATTAAAAATAAAAATAGGTATATAGCTTACTAAATTTGTATTTTTTTATGTATTATGGTAGGTGAGTAAGTTTGGCTCAAAGCAAGATAGTTTTTAGGTGCGTTTCTATCTTGCCGAGGGCCATGATGAAAGGTTAATTTTGGCAGAACGAAGATCAATCAGAGAAGTATTATTTGGTAATACGTCAGAGCAAAAAAGATACGGAATAAATTTTTTTAGAGAAGACCCAGTAACACCTAGCAGTTATGTTCTAGGTTACAACTCTTACGCAGGTAATTTTGATTTAAGAGATTTAGGTAACGGACAGGCTAATAGTGCAGTTACCGCATGTTTACAAGTATTAGGTACATCATTTTCAGAGGCTAACTTAATTGTTAAGTCTTATCAAGAAGACGGCGAAGAAACAATTATACATAATCACCCATTATCAATATTAATGGATAGACCAAATCCATTTATGAGTGGTGAAGTAGTACAAGCATATATCATTAATGCTCTGCATGTTTTTGGTAACGCTTACTTGTTAAAAGAAAAAAACAATGTAGGTCAAGTTACTGCATTATACCCTTTGATACCAGATCGAGTAACACCAAAAGGTACAGATACAGAATTAATAACTCAATATGTTTATGAAATGGAAGATAGTAAAGAAGTATTATCGCCTGATGACATCATACACTTTAGGTTAGGTTTAGACCCAACCAATCATAAACGTGGTTATTCGCCACTAAAAACAGTTTTAAGAGAAATATTTGGTGATGAGGCTGCAGGTCAGTTATCAAGTGCATTGCTAAGTAACTCTGGTGTTCCAAGCGTAATAATTAGCCCTAAAGAAGATTTTGGTATTACTGCAGATGAATCAGACCAAATAAGTAGAACGTATCAACAAAAAGTTGGTGGCGCAAAGAGAGGGCAACCATTAGTACTTAGTGGCTCAATGCAAGTAGAAAAAATGTCTTTTAGCCCTAGTGAGTTAGATATTGGAACTTTACGAAGAATACCTGAAGAGAGAGTTTCTGCAGTTCTTGGTGTACCTGCAATATTGGCGGGGCTTGGTGCAGGATTAGAGAGAGCAACCTACAGTAATGCTCAACAGTTAAGAGAGTTCTTTACAGAGAATAAATTAATTCCTTTGTGGCGTATGGTTGGTACAGAGCTTACGTATCAATTACTACAAAAAGATTACGAGAGTAACTCGATCTTAAAAGCTGAATATGATTTTTCTAACGTAAGGTCATTACAAGCTGACGAAGAAAACTTATACAAAAGATTAAACGTTGGTGTAAAAGGTGGTTGGATTTCAGTTGCAGAGGCAAGACAAGCAGTTGGCTTAGATACAACAGAAGAACAAGATATTTATTATGTACCTGCAAATGTTATACCAACAGAGGCTAATACAATAAATGCAGTAGAGCCAAAAATAGAAGAAGAACAGTTAGAATCACAAGAAGACGTTAATGATGAGTTTGAAGAATCATCATACGTCATAGATGAAACAAAAATTATTAAACAAGAAGACGGTGAGTTTTGCGTTTACAACGAAGAGGGTACAAGAAGTTTTGGTTGCTATCCTACAAGAAAACTCGCAGAGGCTCGATTAGCACAAATACACATGTTCGGTGAATCTCAATACGAAGATATAGACATGAAAGAAGAAGTAGGCAAAGATGAATTTACAACTATAGAAGAGGCGCAAGATAGAGCAGAGGAATTAGGTTGTAATGGTACACATACACATGATGAAGACGGTAATTTAATTTACATGCCCTGCTCAACTCATGAAGAATATGAGAGAAGATTAGCAGAACAAAATGGCGACACTTAGTGAAATATCGGTAGGCGACGCAGTAAGTTGGTCTATTGACAAAACACCTGACCCACCTAGTACAGTACATGGAATAATTACATCTATAAACTCACAAGAAGAAACTGCAAACATGCGAGTATGGGCAATTCTTGAAGACGGTACACATGAACAAACTGACAGAACTGTTACACAACCTGTATCAAAGCTAAGAGTTATAAAAGATTTTAGAGAAGAAAAACAAACTGTTTCTGCAAGAGTAGAGCGAGTGCTTAGAGATAAAGTAGAAGAACATAATGAAAAAGACCCACGATATAGAGCAACATTACGTATGCTTGAGGCAGTATTTAGAAGAGGTGTAGGTGCTTATAGAAATAATCCAGGATCTGTAAGAGGCAATGTAAGAAGTGCAGACCAATGGGCTTATGCAAGAGTTAACGCTTTTTTAACTGCATTAAGAACTGGTAAGTTTCCTAGAAGTGCTTTCGATACAGATTTACTTCCTAGAAATCACCCGCTTAGTAGTAAAAAAGGTTACAAAGGACCTTATGACGATTTAGACTTTACAATTCCACAGGGTGCAAAAGATGAGGCACGCAAAGCTCTTGACTGGGTAGCAGAATATAACAGAGGCGGAACTTCAGTTGGTCGTGGTACTGCAAGATATTTATTAAGTAATTCAAAAGCTAGTGCAGAAAAAGTAAGACAAATTGCAAGATACTTTCCTAGACATGAAGTAGATAAAAGAGCAGAGGGTTATAGACCGGGTGAAGACGGTTACCCTAGCAATGGTCGTATTGCATGGGCTTTATGGGGTGGTAACGCAGGTCAATCATGGGCAAATAAATTAGTCAGAGGTATGAACGCTAGAGATGAAAAAGCAAATAGTGCCTACGAGTTAATTATTAGAAAATCAAGAATTAAGCAAATAGAAAAATCAGAGAGAGTAAAACGTTTTCAGTCAGAAGAAGTTAAAGAAATACTATGGAAGAATTATGACAATCTTCTTAGTAATTGGGACGTAACATTAGGTATAGAGTATTTCAAATTACTAAAAGACCAAGATAGATATATTAATGAATTTATAAAAACAAATAGTTTATTAAATACTGGTAACTTAGTAGTTTTAAATAATCTGATCGATAATCAAACAAAAAGGTGGTCTGCTGATTTGTATGATTTGTATATTTCTATGGCTACTGACTTTGGTTTTAATCAAATAGAGATATTATTACCAGAAGAATTTAAGTTTACTGATTCAGAGTTAGAACAGATAGAACGACAAAGAAGAAGAAAACCAAGACAAGAAGTTATAACAGAGGGTTTTTATCCATTACGTGGTAGACGTGGTGTACAAATCCCAATACAAGACTTCAGAAGAAACAGACAAGCTATCGACTTTGTTAATAGAAGATTAGATCAAGTATTACCAGGTTTAGCTGAAACAACAAAGAGCAGAGTTAACAGAGATTTACGAAACTCTATTACAGAGGCAACTAATTTAGGTCTGCGTGGTAAAGATTTAGAAGATTATGTTGCAAATGGTATATCAGATTCATTAGGTAAAAAAAGATTAGGTAGAGCAAGTACAATAGCAAGAACAGAGGGCTTGGCTTTATCACAATTTGGACAAGATTTAGCAGTTAGTCAAACTGGACTTACATTAGAAAAAGAGTGGGTTGCACAACGTGACGGAGTTGTTAGAGATTCACATAGATTAGCTGACGGACAAAGAGTTCAAAAGAATGGATTTTTTAACGTAGGTGGGTATAATATGTTATATCCAGCAGATAGTTCTGGTGGTGCGCCTGCAGGCGAAATAATTAACTGCAGGTGTAGTTTAATCTATCATGAGGTGTTATGAGTAAAAGTAAAGAATTTAAAAACATAAACCCAATACTCGATATTGATGTAGAGGGTAAAGTAGAGGCAGTATTTTCAGTTTTCAATACTGTTGATTCAGACGGCGATGTAGTTTTACCTAATTCTATAAAGTCAGGTTTTGGCGAAAAAGGTGTAGCTATGGTATGGGGTCATGACTGGAAAGATGTTATTGGTCGTGGCGAAATCGTACAAGATGACGACAAAGCAACTTTCAAAGGTGAATTTATTATGGACACCGAAAGAGGTCGTGAGGCTTATAACACAGTTAAAGCAATGGGCGATTTACAACAATGGTCGTTTGGTTATGAAGTTGTTGATTCAGAAAAAGGCAGCTTTCAAAAAGACGGACTAGAAACACAAGATGTTAGATTTTTAAAAGATTTAAGAGTATGGGAAGTTTCGCCTGTTCTTGTTGGTGCTAATCAAGAAACTTATACATTAGCAGTCAAAGAAGATACAGAAGATATAGAAATAAAAGAAGAAGAAACTGAAGATACTGGAAAAAGATTTACTGAAGAAATTGAAGAGGCCCTTAGTGCCTTAGTTTCAGTAACACAAAGGGCAAAGGAGCTAACTGCCTTACGCCTGCAAAAAGACAAAATGCTATCAGAACAGGCTTATAAAAGTCTATCTTCATTAGCAGATGAAATACAGGACATCTATAACGATATAGATCAAATGTTAGAAACTGCGAACCCTCAACAAGAATTGGAAGAGGACAATGAGGTGGAAGTTGCTGATACTATTAAAGAAACAATACGAATATTGACAGAAACTGTTGATATTTAGAAACAGGAAGAAGATATGTCAGATATTAAAAATATGGAACAAGAACTTCTTGAATTAAGAGAGGGTACTTTAAAAGAGTTTAATGATGTAGACCCAAAGCACATGGACGCTCAAAAGCTCGAAGAATGGACCAATCGTAATGAGAGGATGTCAGAACTAGTTGAAGACATCAAAGTTGCCAAAAAATTTCAAGCTGAAAAAGAGGCAATGGAAAAAGGTGTAGAGGAAAGCCAAAAGGTCGAATCTAAAAGCATACACGGTGAAACTAAAGAAGAGGCTAAAGGTTTAGGCGATTCTTTAATGGAATCTAAAGCATACAACGCCTTTATGAACGAGGGACAAAAAGGTATCACTTCTGAATTGAAGTTTGATCCAAGATATGAGTTTAAAACAACTCTTACAGAAACTGGATATCCGCCTGCAGTAACACGATCAGATTTGCTCGTACAATCTGCACAAAGAGATCCACAAAATGTTCTTGACTTAATTGACACAATTACAACTGATTCTTATCAATACAAGTACTTAGAAGAAACCACATTTACAAATAATGCGGCAGCAACTGCTGAAGGTTCTGCTCTTGGTGAAAGTGCATTAGCATTTACAGAGAGAACAGAAGACATTAAAAAAATTGGTGGATTCTTACCTGTAACAGAAGAATTACTTGCAGACGTGGCAACAGTTCAAGGTTACATAGATTCAAGACTTAGAACTATGGTTAACTTAACACTTACCGACCAGATTATGGCTGGATCCGGGTCAGGTGCAAACTTAACTGGTATTCTTAACAAGTCTGGAATCAACACTTTCGATTTCTCTAGTTTCTCTGGAAACCT